TGACACCCCTGAAAAGGACCGTGGCCGCAAACCCCTTGAGAAAGAGGTTGCCGACCCCACCGACGACGAGATCGAGAGTTACTCCGATAACGTCAAGAAGCGTATCAGCGAACTGACTCACGCACGGCATGACGAGCGCCGTGCCAAGGAAGCCCTTGCCCGTGAGAAACAGGAACTTGAGCGTCTTGCACAACAGTTGGTCGATGAGAATAACCGACTAAAGAAGTCGGTTAATACCGGACACCAAGCCGTAGCCACCTTGGCCGAGCAGGCTGCTGAAGCCAAGCTTGAAAAAGCCCGTCGTGACTTGAAAGCCGCCCAAGAAGCGTTTGACACAGACGCGATCATCGCGGCCCAAGAGGAGTTGGCCGAGGCCAAGTGGGAAGTCAAAAACGCAAAAATTAACAGACCCTCTTTACAAGAGGAAGACATTGAGGTACAAACGCGTTATCAAGAACCCCAACAGGTTCGTCCCGACGAAAAATCCTTGCGCTGGCAAGCTAGAAACCAGTGGTTCGGGGCGGCAGGGTTCGAAGAAGTCACCAGCTTCGCTCTAGGGCTGCACCAGAAACTAGTAGCAAACGGGGTTGATCCTCGCACTGATGAGTATTTCGAGCAGATTGATGCTCGCGTGAAGTCAAAGTTTCCCGAAGTGTTCGGGGACGATGATGTCAAAACTGAAAAGGTCGAAGCCAAGAAGCCTTCCCCGGTGGTGGCTCCTGCCAGTCGGTCTACGGGAACAAGGAAGATTCAGTTGACGCCAACACAAGCGGCGTTAATTAAGAAGTACAACCTTGACCCGAAGAAATATGTAGCAGAAGTTCTTAAACTGGAGAAATCAAATGGCTGAAAACCGTACACCTCGTGATCTCATTTCACGCGAAAAATCCGCTCGTGCAGTCTATGTGCCGCCGAGCACTCTGCCGGAACCGACACCTGATCCGGATCATGTGTTCCACTGGGTTGCTACCGCGATCCTTGGACAGTCTGATCCGACAAACGTCTCACGGAAATTCCGTGAGGGCTGGGTGCCAGTGAGGGCAGAAGACCATCCGGAACTGATGATTCCCGGTAATGCTAATGGTAACGTCGAGATTGGTGGCCTCTTGCTCTGCAAGATGACCAAAGAACAATTCCGCGCTCGCCAAGAGTATTACAACAATCAAGCTCAGGGCCAGATGGACTCAGTGGACAACCACTTTATGCGAAACAACGATCCGCGAATGCCGCTGTACTCGGAGAAGAAATCTTCCACGACGCGGGGCACAACGGGTTTTGGTTCTGGTTCAAAGTAACAAGGAGCAATAAATGGCTTACCCTTCCGTCGATAAGACGTATGGCTTTAAGCCCATCAATCGACTTGATGGACTGCCGTACGCAGGTCAGACTCGTCTGATCCCCATCGCAGCCGCTTACGCGACTGCTATCCTGAACGGCGACACCGTTCAGATTGACACCACGGGTTTCCTCGTGGCCAAGACCACTAGCAACTCCGGCGACGCCGTGGGTGTGTTGGTTGGTTGCCAGTACGTGAACTCGATGGGTCAAACCGTCCAGTCTCAGTACTACCCCGCCGCCGCATCGACTTCTACCAATCTGGCCTACGCCTACGTGGTGGATGATCCAAATGCGACTTTCAAGGTTGTTGCTGCCGCAAGTTCTACCACCACCCCCACCGGTTATACCCGTGCGTTGGTTGGCTCGAACGTGGCTATGGCTACTGCTACCGGTTCGACTGCTACTGGCGACTCTGCCTACGGCATCAACGGTGCGTCTGCCGACACCACAAACACCTTGCCAATCCGTGTGGTTGATGTTGTGCCTGAAACTTCTTATATCTCTGGTGGTACTACGTACTACTACGAGTTCATTGTGAAGTTCAACCTCCATCAATATAACGACACCACTGGCGTCTAATAGGAGGACTGACAAATGGCTATTTCACGCGCACAACTGCTCAAAGAACTGCTCCCCGGCTTGAACGCTCTGTTCGGCATGGAGTATGCCCGTTACGGCGAAGAGCACAAGGAAATCTACGAAACAGAGAAATCTGAGCGTAGCTTTGAAGAAGAGACCAAGCTGGCTGGATTCAGCGCAGCGCCTGTCAAGAACGAAGGCTCCGCCATCGCTTACGACAACGCGCAAGAAGCGTTCACCGCCCGCTACACCCACGAGACCATCGCTTTGGGCTTCTCGATCACCGAAGAGGCGATTGAGGACAACCTGTACGACAGCCTGTCTGCTCGTTACACCAAGGCGCTGGCCCGTGCTATGTCCTACACCAAACAGGTGAAAGCCGCCGCCGTTATCAACAACGGCTTCAACGGCGCTTACGCTGGTGGTGATGGCGTGTCTCTTTTTGGCAACAACAGTTCCGGCACTCGCGTCGGTCACCCGCTGGTCTCCGGTGGCGTGAACTACAACAGCCCCGCTTCTGGCGTTGACCTCAACGAAACGTCCCTCGAAAACGCCGTGATTCAGATCGCTGCGTGGACCGATGAACGTGGTCTGCTGATCGCTGCCAAGCCCGTCAAGCTGGTGATCCCGCCTGCTTTGATGTTCACGGCCAAGCGTCTGCTTGACACCGAGTTGCGCGTCGCAACTGCTGATAACGACATCAACGCTATCAAGCAGATGGGTGCAATCCCCGGTGGCTACACCGTCAACCACTTCTTGACCGATAACAACGCGTGGTTCCTGACCACAGACGTGCCTAACGGTCTGAAGCACTTCGAGCGTATGCCTTTGTCGAATTCGATGGACGGTGACTTCGATACAGGGAACGTTCGCTACAAGGCCCGCGAGCGCTACAGTTTCGGCTGGAGCGATCCGTTGGGCATGTGGGGTTCTTCAGGTTCTACCTGATAATTAAGTACTCAATTCTTTGGGTTCTGGGGGGCTTCGGCCCCCCTTTTTTATTTTTAGTTTTCGTGTATAATTTCCCGTATCGTATAAAAGGGGAAGTACATGGACACCACCACACTACCAAAAACCCGCGCTGAAGCCAAAGCCGCAGGCGTAACCCACTACTTTACAGGCGAGCCTTGCTCTCGTGGGCATGTTGCCCCACGCAAAACCAAAGGGGCTTGCGTGGAGTGTATGCGCGAGGATTGGGTGATTGACAACGAGAAGCGCAAGGGCAAACCCAAGTCAGAAGCATCAAAAGCTGCGGGGCGCAAATACTATGAAAAGAACAAAGAAGCCGTCAAAGCTCGCGCAAATATGCGCCCCCCTGAAGAACGGCGCAAGCATAGACAGAAGCACAAGGAAGCCAATCCAGAACTGTACAAAGCCCTGACCAGCGTTCGCAAGCGTCGCCACCGGGAGGCCACCCCCAAGTGGATCAGTTCGGAGCAAAAACTGGCCATGCGCAAAACCTACCTGACGGCCATGCAATTGACAAAAATAACCAACGAGCGGTACGTTGTGGATCACATTTACCCACTAATCAATCCGGTCGTCTGCGGCCTGCACGTGCCGTGGAACTTGCGGGTCATGACGCAGGAGGAAAATCTGCGGAAATCAAATTCTTTGCCGGACGATTCGGAAGCTATTGCATTCCCCCCAAAACCATGATACAAACTACCCATCCGGGGTTTCCGGTGTAACTGACAGGTCCCGGCCTGACGACATGCAGACAGTTACACCACAACTCGCATGTGAGGATTCTCATGGCACGCACTACCTTCTCCGGCCCGGTAAAGTCTGACAACGGCTTTGAGGGCGCTATCACTGGCAACGTCACTGGCAACGTCACTGGCAACGTCACTGGCACTCTGACTTCCACAACCACCACCTCCGCTGCTTTGGGCGCGATTGCTAACGCAGTCAACACCTCTGGCAAGGCGTTGGGCACCACGTTGTACAACACAACCACCAAGACTTTCTACGTTGCTCAAGGCGCTACTGCTGGCAGCACATGGATTGATTCGAGCGACGGTACGACGGTCATCACACCCGCGTAATTAGGAGCATCTCATGACGATGCAATATGACGTAAAAGCCAAACACGCAAATGCGTCAGGGACTATCTTTGCCCAACCTGCGCGTGTTAAAGGCTTTTCAATTTGCGCAACCGCTAGCACCCCCGGTACTCTGCTGTTGAAAGACGGTGGGTCGGGCGGTACGACCTTGATCGAAGTGGACATCCCGTCCAACTCAAACCCGAACTCGTTTTATACGTTGGTTCCGGGCGAGGGTGTGCGGTTTACCACGGACATCTACGCTTCGTTGACTGGCATCGCTTCTATCACGGTGTACTATGGCTGAGACCCGTTCAACCGACCTGCGTGGCCGCAGCCTCTTCATCGCCATTCCGGCGTATGACGGCAAGGTCAGCATTAAGCTGGCTTACACGATTGCCCAGTTGCTTCCCCGCGCTTTGAGCTACGGGGTGGCGGTAAAACTCGGGCATGTGTCTGGCTGCTCCATCATCACGATGGCACGCAACATGTTGGTTGACGAGTTCCTCAAAACCGA